AAAGCCAGCTGCTGTCTGGAATTGAAAACTGAGTTGATGAGTAATGATTAATATTTAGTTTTTGAGCAAACTGTGGAAGTACATTTTCCTTTAAAGGATCTTCCAAAACTTTTTGTTTTAATAGCATAGATCCTCATATAGAGATTCTTGCCAAAAGTTTCAAAGCTAGTTGCCAAAATTGACAATATTACCTTTTTTACCTTTTTTACTTTTATTACTTTTTTGTTCTTCTTGATACTCTTGTTCGTATCTGTCTTGGAATAAATCTATTGGTGCATTAAAAATTTTTTGTTTGTAAGCAAAAATTTGATTGTAAATAAAAAAAGGTTTTGATCCTACTCTACCATGAGGCATTGGATCTTTTTTACATCTGTTTGAAGTTCTATGTTTAATAAAATTTGAAGTGAACTCTGGAAATAATATTTGTACTTGAGCTTTATTTAATTGAGCTGCTGGATTTTTTTTAACATAACTTAAAAGAGTTTTTACATCATAAACATAACTAATATTTACAACATGTTTATCTTTTGGTTTTCTACTCATGCTAATTTCTTTTTTAAATGTTCTGGAATTTTATCATTCTCTTTTTTAATATCTTGTATGTATTTTAATAATTTATTTTCCATTTCTTTAATTGCTTGCTGTTCAATTTTAGATTTTTCTTTTTGAAAATAATCGCTTTTAATTTCTTCTTTATATTTTTGTTCTCTAAGCATTTGACTTAATTTAAAATTCATTTCTTGTAATTTAGCTTGATGAACAAATAATTCTTTTGCTGCATTCATACTTTCATAATAATCATAATCTCTTTTCATTGCAGAAGGTCTTACAACAGCAGCTACAGGTGCAACAAAATCAAATGGACCAGTTATTAAAACTTTTTTTTCAGCTTCTGGTTCTGGATTAATTAATTTTTGAACTCCTTTCTCTACTTTAAAAATTCCAAACCAATATCTATGAGTATTTAATCCATATTGTTCAAAATCATCATGCACAGTTCCAACAACACAAAGTCTGTCGTTTAAAGAATTATCAGCAACATCTTTTTTATAATAATATGCGTAATGACCATGTAAGTGAGAACCAATAGAGTTTATTCTAATTGCAGTTATTCCAGCTCTAAAAATATCTCTTGGACATTCAACCATTTCTTCTTTGTTAGGCATGATTTGACCTGGGAAATAATCTTCATCCAAAGTATTCATTCCAAATAAATCAACTTGTCCCCAGAGACTACACATTTGTTTTTCAAACAATAAATCTACTGGATCACATTTTAATTGTTTTGCATATTCGATAGCTTTATCTAAAGATAATTTTCTATCGCCTTTTATCTCTCTAAATAAAACTGATCCATCAACATTAGTTTGCTTTTTAAATTTTTCTGGGTTCATTCCTTGATTATAAATTTCGTCAAAAAATCTATTTGATGATGCTCTTTTAAAAATTTCTCCATATTCATAATTAAATTTTGCTTTTGCATGTGCAAATTTTTTCATGAACATTTCTCTTTCGTTAGATCCATAATCTTTAACCATTTTTTGATAGACAGAAACTTCATCTCCATAAACTTTTCTTATCGCTGTCTTTGATTTTCCATTATGATCGTATCTAAAAGATGTTAGAACTTCGACATCTTCTTGAGGCATTAAAAGTGTGCCACCTTTTATAAAAGTAACTTTAATATCTTCTACAACTGATGTTATTGCACCTTCACTACTTTTTTCGTAAGGTTTAGACCAAGTTATCTTTAAATGTTTTTTGTAAGCTTTTTGGCTCATGATATAATTTAACGACTTTATATAATAAAACGACTTCATAATAAAATATAACGACTTCCTATACGATCTTGCCAATTTTGGCAATAGTTCTTGACAAATAATCTGGAAAATCTATTAGGCTTTAAATGGCTAGAAATGAGATATATCGTAAGGTTTTAAAGACACCATACTCAAAATGGCATAGATCCTTACATTCTGGAATAGCATATTCGGATATTGATAAAATTGCTCAATGTCCAGGCTGTGGAAAAGCCTTATTTATTGCAGATACTATATTTAATCCTAATGATACTTACAAAACTAAGCCTTTTTACACAAAACAGGTCTATTTTGAGATCTCACAAGCTTTAAAAATACCTTATTTTGAAATTTACTACACAACAGTAGGAAGAGCTGATGATAGCGATTTAGAGAGAGTCTCTGTTCGATTAATCTATCCAAAAACAGGTCTTCTAAAACATATCAGTTTAACCAATTGGCAACATTACCTGGAGCATAAAGTATTGGAACATGGTCCAAGTTGTAGATCCAAAAAATACATTCTTAAAAGAATTAATGAAAAAGATAAACGCAACGAAACAATTTTAAACAAAGAAAAATATGTCAAAATTTTATCTAACTGATCCAAACATAAACACTTTACCTTTATCTGATATTCAATTCAGAATTTATCACTATTGCTGTTCCAACTATAATGTAAAAAAACATGAAGCTTTTATTCGTATTGTAAATATTGCTGGTCAATTCCAATTAACAAAAGATGAAGTTCAGCAGCATCTAATAGATCTATCTAAAATTAAACACCTGGAGCTGCCATTAATTTCAATAACACAAAAGCAATATATTTCTTTTGATATGCCAGCACATAAAAAGTTTTTAGAAAGTATTGGATTTAAAAAATATTCTAATTATGGATGGAGAGTTTTAAACAGTCATCTAAAAGAAATTAATTCGCCTGAAGAAAATAAAGTTTATCTCTATCCTAATCTGGACCAATACGAATTATTTGATCAGCTGGAAGATTTGCCAACTGAAGAATTATCAAAAATAAAATCAACTCAATTAAAATATCCATGGGTTCTAAAAAATGTCATCAAGAATAGAGCATAAGCTAGATCAATATCTTTTTGTAAGATCTAATGTAGTCAACATCTTAGCTGATGCTGCAAGAGCTGAGAGATATTTATCAAAACCAAATAATAAAAGATGTCCATCAATGTATAAATTACTTGAGACTTATTATGATCCAAAGGACTGGGGTTATCATGTAACTAAAGAATTAAAATTAAGAGCAACACCACAACAAATGCAAAATTATGATACTGCAATAGATCTGCTTTTAATGATTGACGAAACAATAACAGATGAGCCAGTTTTGATGCGAAAGGTTATGTGGTTAAAGGCTAATAGAATGAAATGGACATCACTTGGAAAGTATTTTGGTATTCATAGATCAACCATCAAACGAATGTATGATAATGTATTAGATAGACTTATAAATAAAATAATTAAAGATTGTCTTGACATATTAGCCAAAAAATTTAATTAATTTACTTATCCTCAAATAATTTTAAAAATAAATTCACATCATAAAATCTTAGAGACTAGACAAATAATCCAGCGACTGTAAAATAATAAGCATCGCTTTTAAAACAGTATTGCTAAGTGCTGTTTTTATTTTTCTTTTTTTAATTTTTTTTCTTTTTTCCAACAGCAACATCATGGTTTGAATTTAAAACAGTTTGATGAGATATAAATTTAGATTGCAATGTGAGACATTAACAAAGCAAGGCAAAAGACCTTGCAATGCTCCAGGAATACTTTGCAAGAATGGAAGGATAAGATGTAGAGTTCATGGTGGAGCTTCTACTGGTCCTCTATCTGCCAAGACAAAAGCAATATCAGCTAAGAATATAATTAAATATAATGAGCAAAGAGCTAGTAATAACAAAGCAAATATCTGAAAAGATTTGCCAACAATTAATGACTGGTGTTCCTCTTGCTAGAATAGCAAAAGATAAGGACATGCCAGGCTTGACCAGAATTTATAAAGAGATCCAAAAGAATAAAGAGTTCTCTAATCAGATCCAGGAGAGCAGAAGGATCGGAGCACAAAGTTATATTGAAAATGCAATGGAAGAACTTGAGCATGCTGACAATCGAAACATAATGATTGTTAGAGAGAAAGTTCAGCTAGCCAAGTGGTTAGCATCTAAGCTCATTCCAGTTTATGGAGATAAGCAAGAGATTAAACAAGAGACTAAGATTGAGATAGC